TCTTCTGGATCACGCCAAGCAAGCGCGTGAGCGCGTCGGCCTGGCTCTCGACGTCGCTCCCATCAACTGAGGTTGTGAGCACGACGCCCTCGCTATCAACCGTCGCGATCGGCGTAGATAGCGTGAGCGGCTGGCCATCGTCGCAGTTGGCCAAGGTGCCCTCGTAGCCGAGTTTTGCCGCGATCCCGACCGCGCCGGTGAACGAGCCGAATGCGGAAACGTCCTCTAGCGTCACCGCAGCACTTGTCACGTAAAGCTGCCCGTCTGCTCGAGACAGCTCGGTACCTGCGGGAATCGTCACACCGGACGCTCCGCTGAACTCGTACAAGCCCCGCCACGGTGCGGGCGCCTGCTGATAGACGCCCCAGATCGCCGCCCAACGCCAAAAGTGTTCAGCATCGGCACGATCGGGGAAACCTTGATCTTTGATGTACGTCCCGTAGGCGTATTGGCCCTTAGATTGACCCGCCTCCGCCCGCGTCAAGGCATACTCGATCGTGGCCTGCTGCGGATCGACACCCAACGCCGCGCGAAAATCGCCCTTGATTCGGGCGATGATTGCCTGGAGGGTAGGGACGGAAAAAGCCACAACGCGCACCTATAGTAGCGGTTCAGCCCTGTAGTGTCACGTCCCATATCCGAACGAACGCCAAGGCGAGATTGCCGGGGCGCTGAATACCGATCCGCCCCGCCAACACCTTGACGCCACCGGCGCGCTCCTGGATCTCCAGCTCGTCGACGGTGATCGAATCGGCCAGGCCGTCGTCAATCATCCATTGCAGGGCTTCTTCAGCGTACTTGCGCGCCAGCTGGAGCGTTTCCTGGGTCGCTGGCATGGTCTGCACGATCCACAATTTCGAGCCTAATTTGCGCCCCTTCACGTCCGTATAAGAGTCGCCCCACCAGCCCTTGAGATCGGTTGAGTCCGGGACCGGATCGTCGGGATCTGCCGACGTCCAGGTCAGCAGAGAGATCAGGACGCGCGTCTGAAGTGACTCGTCGGTTTCGAGACTTTGCGTAGCTGGATCTACCGCTACGTTGTACTCAAATTCGGTAGTCATAGCCAATACACCAACATCAACCCGAGCGCCAAGCCGACCAGGAGGGCGATAAAAGGCCACCACTCGCGTCGGTACCTCTCTCGGTACAAGCGCCGTTCAACTGCGGCCAGTTCGTCGTCGTCTTCGTTCATGTGGCCTTCACCTTCGTAGCTGCGACGGGCAGCGGGACCGAGGGAACCGCGTTCGTCGAATTGTCGAACACCGTCTGCACCCCGTTCCCTGTAGGGTCTGTTGGCAGTACGCCCTTGAAAGCTACCGACGTAGCTTCCTTCAACTGGGTCAGGTCCGCCGCGACACGCGTAAATTCCGCCAGCACCTTCCCCGCCAGCGCCACGTAATCCAGCGCGGCCACGCCGCCGCCAAGGTGCACCGTACCGAACTGGTCAATGTACACGCCAAAGGTGCCGAGGTAGTGCAGACCGCCAGTGCCTTCGGGGATTGTCTCGGTGGGCATTGCCGATCGCAAGTGCGCGCCGAGCATGACCGCCGCCGAGGCTTCACCGCAAGGCGCTAGAAGCAAGTGCTCCGCGCCCACCGGGACTCGAAAATGCACCCCCTGCGGCTGGAAATTCTCGAGTAGGGACGTGACGCGATCCCCGAGCCATTGCGCTTGGTACTGCGTCCCTGACCGCGTCACGACCGCGCGGACGCACAGATTGACAAGCTTGGTCGTGAGTGCGCGGATAGATAGCATGGTCGCGTTACCGCTGTTGCCTGATCGGTTTGGTCCGTTTGGCTTTTGGCCGGCCCGCCTTCGTGACCGGGTTGAGGATCGAGTCCGGCCATTCGAGCAAGCTGAATGCCTGCGGGCGAGTCAATTCGATTTTCGTGATCAGTTGCCGCTCGCTCACCTCGATCGTTGCCGACACCAGCAATAGTCTCTCGTCGATGCCCAGCACGTCATCCTTGACGTGGTGGTGGTCGCCGGGAGTCCACGGAAAGCCCCGCTCGTCTAAAATGCCAGGCATCGTGTACTGCACCCGGATCGAACGCCCCGCGCGTACGTTACGCTCCCATGTACCGCGGCGTTCCAGCTGCTTACGGTCGGATGCCGTATCCGCCACGATCACCAGCGGGCGATACCGCTTCACCTCGGGGTCCGTGATCCCGTCGACCTTACGCGTGACCGTGACGGGATCGCCGTTGGTAGCCACGGCGGACGTCTGCGACCGCAAGCGGTACTCGGAAAACCGCTCTTGCATGTCTTCGGAGAAGTCGCGATCGATCGCTTCGTCGACCGGCAGGTGGTACACGTCGCCGACAAACTGCAACAGCTGGAGCATTCCGACATTGCCGTCCGCCAGCGTATGGCACAGAAACCCGCGGTTTTTGACCAGTCGGTCTAGCGCGTCGTGTACCGATTCGCCCTCCATGATCGCAAAGCGTGGTAGCGCCTCGGGATCGGGCGTCTGTTGGGCCACCGTCAGCCCGAAAGGCGCGACGAGATCCTCCGCAATTTGCTTGGCCGTCTTATTGTCCCATGCACCGCCCTTGTGAATGGCGGAACAGTCCACGAGATCGCCAGTCTTGGAACGCCCCGCCGCCGTGAGCGTCCAGGATCTGGCATCGACTGTGAATGTCGCCACGTCCACGTAGCCGGTAACGAGAATGTGCTTGCCAAACTTCACCTGACACGCGGCGCCGGTACGAATGGGCCACGGTTCGACGTGATCGCTCCAACGATCGATATACGTCAATCGGAACGAGTGGGCGAAGCGGTCCAGCGAACGCTCGATATTGACCTCGACCCAGCTAACGTACAGCTTGCCGTCGACCGTGAGCGAGATCTGCTCGTCAATCATGACGTCAGCACCTCTAACGTGGTCCGGCCGGGGACCATCAAAGGATGCACGACGTGCGGGTTGCGCGCGAGTAGTTCCTCCGCTCTCGTGGCGTCGCCGTAGAGCTGATAAGCGATCGTGAGCATGGGCACCGGATCCGAGGTCGTGTAAGTCGTAACCTCGGAAAGATTGATCGCTATCTCGCCCAACTGTTGCGCGATAGCGGCACTGAGGTCGCGCAGGGCATCGAATACCGCCACGTCTGGCTCTATGCCGCTGATCGCGTAGTCGCTGACGCTGTCGATGGCGTCCTGGATCGTTTGCAACACCGAGCGCGCTTCATCGGCGCTGGTATACGTTGCGTTTGCTGCTGCCGTGGTCGCGCTCGCGAGCGCGCTAGCACGCACGGCGATCAACATCTGTGCGCGGTTGTTCCGCTCCGCGTCGCGCGAGGGCGTGTCGACAGGCGGCGGTTCTTCGCTATCCGCGCCCAGCGCGGCGCTAAGAACCACGACCTCTTGCAAGTTGCCGATGCCGCGACGGTTGCGGCCCGTGACGGTATTGAGCGACTGCATAACGCTCGCGATCGTGGCGTCGAGGGTGTTGTAGAGCAGCTGCGGCAGGTTGATCAGCATCGCGGTTTCGTTCGCGATCCGCTCGATCTGCGCGGCATAGTGCGCCGGCACGGCGAGAGCGGAGCCGACGATCGCGTTGATGTCGGTCAGCCCGTCGATGATATCGTCGAGGACTTCCAAGTTGCTGAGGGCGACGAAATCTGGCACGTCGAGCGAGAAGTGACTGCCGTATGCCTTGCCGGCTTCTTCGCGCACCACCTCGGCTTTCTTTTCGGTGTCGTCTTGCTTGTCAGTGGCGTTATCGAGTTGTCCGATCTCGTCCCGCGCCTCGATCGCGTTGAATTTGATCTCGACCATGCCCCCCTGATCGGTGGACTCGACAAGACTGATCACGCCATCGGTGACCACGTAGACGCGGCCGTAGATCGGATGCACCAGGAGCTTGCGCCCCGGAGCCTCTAGCACCTTGATCAACGCATCGCGTTGCTGCCGAAGACTCGGCCACAAACGCGTTTCCAGCGCGACTCCGCCTTGCGGCTGCTCTAGCAAAAACGCATCGATCGAAAACTCACGTGGTGCACGGCCCATGTCGCGGTGCGCGACGCCCGCAGAATCAAACGGCAGCCGATAGATCGCCGTCTTGCGGCCCATCGCGGTCGTGTGCCCGCGCGTGTGGAACGCTACGCCGTCGAGCGAACCCAAGTATTCGTCGTCAGCGTAGCTCATTGGCTGGTATTCCCGAGGGACATGAACGGAAATGTATCGCCGCTGCCCTGCTTCAACTGGAGCTTGGCCTTGAGTTCGTCGCTTAGCTCGACCATCACATACAGCTCACCGGGGACGTGGGGCTTTGGCGGCGCTCCTGGTCCCTCGGTAGGCGCTAGGACTCCTTCCTTCAGCCCCAACGCTTGCGTTTCAAGGTTACGCTCGCGTCTCGCGCGCTGCTCCGGCGTCATTTTTGCAAGCGTCTCAGCGCGTTCCCGCTCAAGATTCTTCTTCCGAAATTCAGCGACTTTCTTCTTGACGTATTCGTCCGCGGTCAAGTCCGCGTCGCCGCCCATTTCGCCTCTAGCTTGCATATTGGACCACGCCTCGTAAGCGCTTTGCTTGACGAATTCCTCCTGTTCGTAGTCGTCCTGTACATCTTTCTCTTGGATATCTCTGCCGAAGGTACCTTCAGGCGCGTATTTTCTGGCGATGTCACCCACCACGGTTATCATCGTGCTGATAGCGCCCGTGGCGAGGGTCAGGGCAGGCGGTAGCAAGTTCGTCAACGCCGCACCAAGTTCCCCGACCTTCTTAGCCGTTTCCTTACCTTCGGATCCGCGCATAAACCGCAAGAGCCCGTCCACCGCTTCGTTCATCTTGGGGACGTTCATCTCGCCGATATTTATCTTCATCAACTCCCACTGCCCGTTGACCTGCTGAAGTTTGTTTTTCAGCGTGCCGCCCATGAGATCAGCCTGATCCTTCATGAGGCCGTTGACCGCCGCGATGTCGTTGCGGTTCTTTGTGAGGTTAGTAATGCCGCTCTCGCCTATCTTCGAGTCGCCGAGAAGGGCAGATGTCGCGGTCATGCCGTACTGACCGAACATGATCTTATTGATCGCCATTCTCTCTGCACCTTGGATCCCGTACTTTTTGAAACGCGCCTCCAAGTCGTTCAGAAAACCCGGAATATCTTCGAACCCCTTGCGCAAGTCGTCTTGCGTGAGATGGATCTTGTCGAGCTGTTTTTGCGCCTGCTTCGCACGCCGGGGAGGCGCTGCGATCGCCGAGAGCAGGTTACGCAAGCCCGTGCCGGCTTTACTTCCTTTGATGCCGGCATCGCCAAGCGACACGACCATGGACAGGACGCTTTGAAGTGAAACCCCGGCATCCCGCGCCAGCGGGCCGACGTACTTCATCGTGTCGTAGATTTCGCTAACGCTCAGAACCGACAACTGATCGGCTTTCGTCAGCATGTCGCCGATGCGCTCCATATCGCCCGGCTTTTGCATGCCCATCTGTCCGGACACGCCAAGCAAAATCTCGGTCGACTTTTCCGGAACAATGTCGTTCGCCTGCGCGAAGCGCAACATAGTCGGAAGATCCCTAGCCAGGGTTTTACCCCTGCCGGCTGCTGCAAGCCCTACCGCCGCCTCCGACGCTGCGACGGGTCCGTATTGCGTCTGTCCGGTGAGCGACTTGACGGCCTCGCTGGCTGCCTTGGCGTCTGCAAAACTCAGCTGCCCCTTGGCGCGGACGCGCGCCATGTTGTGCTCAAAATCCATCAAGGGCTCAAGCGATGCCGCGACAGCGCCGCCGACCATCTTGAAACCTCTATAGAGACCCTGTGCCACTATAGTGCCGCGCGCCGCCATCTTGAGGAAACTACCGAAGCCTCCGGTCGCCTTGCCGGCCTTCTTCGTGGCGTCCTCGATCCCGAGCATAGCTTTCGCCTGCGCGTCCAAGTGCCGTCTGATTGCGGCCCCACCGACGCGCTTGAGCGCGGACTCCAACGTGTTGAGCTGCTCGATGCCATAGACACTCAGCTTGACGTTGAGATTGGCGGTAGTGTCTTTAGCCATGGCCGCTCACGCATCTATAGCACGGATCCGCGCAATTTTGCTCTAGCGACGTCGCCCCAGAACGTCAGATCCCACATGGTTAGCCGCTCGAACTCGGACGGGGGCCAGCCAAACGCCATCACGATCAGCTGGACGAGTTCGAGCGGATTTACTCTTTTCCCTCGTCGTCGCTTAGCTCCGTGACGATTCGGGCGGCGAGGTGCTTGTAGTCAGAATAGGCCAGCTTCTCGACCTCCGCGGGGACCATGCCGGTCACGCGCGCGACGATAGCGGCGATCATCTCAGCGGCAACGCCGGACGCCTTCGCGCCCGCCAAAAAATCGGCACATTCGAGTGGCTGACGCATGGTCACCGTCTCGATCTTGCCTTTGTTGATCGGGGACGTGATCGGGTGCTTCAGTTTTAGGACAAACGGGTCGCTCATACGGAGCCCCCGTCGTCGTCATCCACACATACAATTATGACGCCCATGCATAGCACAAGCGCGGCGAGTAAAATGAACATACGGGTACCTCTCCCGTTATGCGACCTACCGCTGGACTGCGGCGCGGCCCATAAATTCTACATCGCAGTCACCTTCGCCGCCGGTCAACTCGGGCGGCTTACTGCACCAGGCACCTGCTACGGTATAGGTGGATCCGGTGTCAGTCTCGAAATCGATCGTCACGTTGACTGCGTTCGCGATCGCGATCAGGTCGCTAGATGCCGTGTGCGCGATGGTTGCGGAGACCTTCGCGGGCACGGGTTTCTCGGTATAGCCCAACACGTCGTGATCGGCGACGACGGCCGTGCGTTCCTTACCGCCGATCTCGATCTTGGCCTTCTCTTTCGCCGCCAAGCTCAAGCCGTCCATACGGATGACACACGTTCCTGAAAATTTGAGAGCCATAGAATCCTACTATCTCCGGAACTGGAGGCTGTACGCGCCGACGAGGAAGTTGTTCATCAAGTCCGGCGGCAAGATAACGTTCACGCGGTTTGGATCGCTGAGGTCGCGTTCAACGAGCAGCTCCGCCTTGAACTGCTCCAGCGCGCCCCGCTCGACCAGGCCCGCGCTTGCCCAGTCGATGTACAGGCTGATCACCTCGCCGCGGATGATCTTGGGCGTGGCGATCGGTTGGCCCGTGACTTCGCTGCCATCGTCCGCCAGGAGGAAGTTGCTGAACTTCTGCGCCATGCGGGCGCGGAGCGTGTAACGCAGCGTGTCAAGGATGCGCAGGGTGGTGAGATCCTGAAACGCTGTATCGGGCAGCCCCATTGCGTTCGTCTGATAGGTCGTAACCAGGCGTTCGATCAGAAGACGCCCATCGCTCGCCGCGATAACGGTCGAGATGCCATCGGAGAGCAACGTGCCGCGTTCTGATCGCGTGAAACGCGCACCACGCGGAGCCGCCATGCAGCCCGGCAAGGTGTGCCCGGTATACGCTCGGGCCGGATGGATCTGCGCTTGGAGCGCGGCGTCGGCTGCGATTTCGGCAGCCAGTTCCCAGGGGGTCGGCAGTGTCGCCGCCTGCTCGCCCCCGGTGACTACGAGGCGATTGCTGTTATACCCGTTGCCGATCGAACTCAGCCCCGCCTGGGTGCCGTAAATCGCCGCAAAAGCCACGCCTTCGATCTGGCGAAAGGCGTCCGAACGCGATTCCATCTCAGTGACGATCACGCCTATCTCGGTCGGGTCGGCCGTTCCCAACGCGACCGTGTGATACTGATCGTCACCCATGAGCGGGATCACAGTGGAGTAGTCAGGCGCCGAGGCTCCCGCCGCCATCGGCGTGATCGTGAACGTGAAGCCGCTAGGTACACGCTCGCCAGGCAACGCGCAGACGGCGAGTTGAATGTTGTTGCCGTCCGGCCCGGCGTTGACAGCGGTGAGCCCGAGTCCCGTACCGACAGCGTCCGCCGCCAGCTGTACCGGAAGGTCGGGCTCCAGCGCGCACGCGGCAAGTGCCGCAGTTTCCCACTCCGCAGCGGTCATGCCTTTGGTAACCGCGACGTTTATCCTGCGCCCGCCGATGTAGAGCGGCGTCGAACCGCCTTCGGTAGCATCACCGGCAACCATGATCTTGCCCGTGGACTGCACGCCCAGCGCGGCGTCCTCCAGCGCGATACAATGCAACGGCGTCAGTGAATCCTTGCGTCTATACGCCGCAACCATCTGCGCGAGCTGAGACTGCGCGCCGAACAGCGCGACGGCTTCGTCCGGCGACCGCGGCGTGTAGATGACGCCACCAACAGCCGACCCTGTAGCGAGCTTAGCGCCGATCAGCAACGCCTCATGCGGCACCGCTTGGAGGCCCTGCGTCGCGCGAGATGCGTCGTACTCGACGTACGAACCGGGGCAGTAGATTGTAATCGGAATCGTGTTGAACGAGATGGTCATCTACTATTCCCTGCGGCAACTGTAGTGCACGACGTCAGCTATAGCAACACATCACGTCAAGTCAATTTCGTCCTCCGCGTCGGGAACTTCGCCCAGCGGGGCGTCGTTATCGCGCGGCGTGATATCGTAGGTCGCGTGGATCTTGGCCAGATCAGCGGTCGGAGAAACCAGTAGCTCGTAGGGACTCAGTTCCACGTCCTGGCACCAGCTCACGGCCCACAATGAGATCCCTTCGGCGTCGATATTTTTGTCGTAACAATTCGCGGCTTTCACGTCGTTCGGCGGCCCGACGTCCGCCAAACCCCAACCCGAGAGTGGGTGTCTGCATAGGATGTTCAAGAGGCTATGGACGACATCCATGCTCGAGATGTCTTTTGCCAGCCCGGCCTTGTTAGCAGTGAGGACCGTGCAGCATACGAGAGTATCGGCTAGCGGAATCCCGCCGTGGTCCGTCTCGCACTCGACGCGGACAAGGGAAACGATCACCGCAGGGGTACGGCTCGCGTAGCGCTTGACCTCGTGGAGGTCGTAGTCCCCGCCGTGCTCGAACACGGTCACGCCAGCCAGGCGCCTGTCAGCGCGGAGCGAACTCGCGATACCCGCCCG